AAAGAACACAAAGAATCAAACAGTTGATATTACCATACATGAGTTCTTAGAAGATGTGGTTGCAGTGATAGTTGATGAAGTACACATGGCCAAAGCAGATGCACTTAAAACATTGTTAACTGGCGTAATGAGCAAGATACCATTGCGTTGGGGACTAACTGGTACAATACCCAAAGAACCATTTGAGTTTCAAGCACTGCATTGTAGTTTAGGTCCTGTGATAAATCAACTTAGTGCCAGTGAGCTACAGGAAAAAGGTGTACTTGCAAACTGTCATGTGAACGTTGTGCAGTTGATTGACCATGCAGAATTTACAAACTATCAAAGCGAATTAAAGTACCTATTTGAAGAAAAAGGGCGATTAGATACCATTGCAGGCTTGGTTATTGAAGTAAATAAAACGGGTAACACATTGGTGTTGGTTGATAGAATAAGTGCTGGCACAGAACTGCTGAATCGTATGGGAGATGAAGCTGTGTTTGTAAGTGGTGCAACCAAAGCAAAAGCAAGACAGGATGAATATGATGAAGTGGCTACTGCGACGGGTAAAATTATTATTGCTACATATGGTGTCGCGGCCGTGGGCATTAATCTGCCACGTATCTTCAATCTTGTCCTTCTTGAGCCTGGCAAAAGTTTTGTACGGGTTATACAAAGTATTGGTAGGGGTATTCGTAAAGCGGAAGACAAAGACCACGTCCAAATCTGGGACATAACAAGTACTTGCAGATTTGCAAAAAGACACCTAACCAAACGTAAAGCATTTTATAGAGAAGCAAACTACCCTTTTAGTGTGGAGAAGTTAGACTGGAATGGGTAGTTGTTATAAACATGTAGGTCAGTATATCACAAGTTGTACAGGTATGGTACTTGAAATCGGAAGTGATCGTTACGAAGGATCAACTGCATATTTTGCTGGTGTTGCAAAAGATTGGAAAGCAGAATTTATTACAGTTGATTTGAACGAAGACATGCCTCGGAGATTAAGACAAGCAGTACCTTCAAACTTGCCTTATACATTTGTCCAATGCGAAGGAACAGAGTGGACAAAGACTTGCAGTAGACCAATAAGCATACTATACTTAGATAACTTCGATTGGGATTGGGAAGTTGGAACACATAGCAAGATGATCGAAGAACAACGTGTTTGGTACACAGAGCATGGCATAGAAATGAACAATATGAACTGCCAAGTTGCACACCTAACACAAATGAAAAATTTATTACCTTTTATGACACAATCATGTGTTGTTTGTTTAGATGATACTTATATGCACAATGGAGTGTATATTGGAAAAGGTGGAGCAGTTGTGCCGTTCTTATTGGCCAACAATTTTAAACTAGAATTAGCTCAAGACTACGGAGTAATTATGAGTAGAACACAATGAGAATTTTAACATTAGAAAATACTGTATTTGATTTAGATACACTGCCAGAAGAGATAGATGACTTGCGTTTTTCAATCTTTGACAACAGTGATCCACAAAACCCTGATCACTTATACATACCACTGATATTTTTAGAAACATTTAACTCTCCTGCACTGGTATTGCGTATTGGTGATACACAGATGAAGATGCCAATTGACTGGCAAGTGTTAATTGGAGAGCCAGAAGTTGGCGACTTAGAAATGCTACAACTTACAAGTATCAATGACAGAGGATTTAAGGTATTTCAGTTTAATCCACTAACCAGTTTTCGACCTACATACATGGACATTGAAATTGTTGATGTGTACCAGGACGTAACATGGTATGTGCCTAAATTGAAAAATGGGCAGATGTTGGCCGTTCCGGTAGAAGACAAAGACGATCCACGGTGTGCGTACTTTGTGAAAGACATCAGTCGTAACTGTGAAATCGTGGACTACAATAAGGCGTGGTAATATGGAATTTACTAACGGTATATTCAATGTAATACGAAACAAGATGAATGACAGTGCGATTCTGGCATTGATTTACACTTGCGGTCATGTTATAATAGCAATGAATGTTGTGTATTGGATGACAGGTGCAAGCATATGGGAGGCTGGAGCAGTAGCACTGGTTGAACCTTGTATAAATGGTGTATGGTTTTATATATTACATAGGCTATGGAAAAAGTACAATCAGTATGAAAAATAAAAAATATTTTTGTTATGAAATTTATAAAAATATTAGCATTTGGTCAACACAAAATGGTGTAAAATATAATCCTTGTAGTATTTACAATGGCTCTTATGCTACAACTGATACAGTTGACATTGCAAAGGTTTGGAACAACTCAGTACATCAAGATCTAAAACGTTGTGTTGAAACAGATACGCCAATCTCAGGTTGTCAAGTTTGCTATGATGAAGAAGCAGTGGGACGAAAAAGTCGTAGACAAAGTGTGAAACAAACATGGGAAGATTTTTTACATGATACAAACATTGATCTTGATAAACCACAAGGCATAGATTATAGTGTTGGAAATCTCTGTAACCTTAAGTGTGTGATCTGCAGTCCACACAATAGCACTGCATGGATAAGCGATTGGGAAAAACTTTATCCTGAAGATAATATAGAATCATTCAAATACAATAAAAACATACAAAATTTACTATCAGATAAAGATACTCTAAGTAACATTCGCAGTATACATTTTCATGGCGGTGGAGAACCTTTGTTAAGCAATAATCATTATGATCTGTTGGTTAAAATTAAAGAAGCAAAGGGACTAGACGATGTTAAGGTGTTTTACAACTGTAACGGTACAATAATCCCTACGCAACAGGTGTTGGATATTTGGGAAGAATGTTTGTTAGTAGAGATATACCTGAGTATCGATGACATAGGCAAACGGTTTAACTATCAACGCACTGGTGCTGATTGGAACACCTTGGTTGCAAATATAAAAACAATGGAAAAAATATTACCGCACAATCATATGTTTAAAATAAATTGTGTGTGGAGTTATCTTAATTTATACTATATCAATGAACTTTATGATTGGTATCAAGCAAATTTACCTACTAACCGTTACGGTGATCCAGTTGACTTTATATTACAAAAAGGTATAGGTCCATGTGCTATAAGCCAGTTACCTGCTGATACTAAAGATTTACTGAGACAAAAATTTATTGGGTATCCACAGTTGACGTCTATAGTAGATAGTATACCCGATGGAAACAGCTCAGATCAGTTTTGGACATATGTGAACAGATTAGATCAAATACGTAATACCAGTTTTAATGAAGTATGCCCTGAATGGAGCAAGTTGATATGAAAATTCTTTACAAAAACTTAGTTTAGTGTATAATAGTAATATGAGTAAACTTAGTATACAAAATGAAATGCGTTGTCTTGATACCAAAGATAGAAACTTCTATGACAGTTTGACCGACGAAGAACGTAAAAAGTATTCAAACTTTCTTATGATACGTTGGAGTAGTGCAGTACAAGGTCCTGCAGAACTGCAAGAATACTATTTGGTTGCGTGTAACGAGAGGCTGAATAAGCATTTCTTTGATATAAACAAGCATCAAAAACTACAATGGTTGTGTGCTACTGCTATTTCACCAGGCATGGGATCGCATAGACATCAATGGATCTCTCCCAAGAAGAAAGAAAAAGGCAACAACGAAGGCAAAAAAATACTAATGGAACTGTTTCCTGCAATGAAAGCAGATGAGGTAGAACTGTTGAGCAAGCTGATGACCAACAAAGAACTAAAGGAACACATGCGTGACAGTGGAGTCGCAGACAAAAAGTGAAATGTATAAATGCAAGTACTGCGGTCGTGAGTTTAGAAAAGAAAGCACACTGGCAGTGCATCTTTGTGAGCAAAAACGTAGATTCCAAGAAGAGAAAGAAGTAGGTGTGCAAATTGGATTGCAAAGTTATTTAAAGTTTTACACCATGACACAAGGAAGTGCAAAACTTAAAACCTATGCTGACTTTGCCACATCACCATACTATAAAGCATTTGTAAAATTTGGCAGACACTGTGTTGGTATAAATGCAATAAACGTGCCCAAGTTTGTCGAATGGGTAATTAAAGAAAACAAGAAACTGGATCACTGGTGCAAAGAAGCAGTTTATGATGAATACTTGCGTCAGTACATTCAAAGAGAAGCACTCACTGACGCATTACAACGTGGCATTGAATACAGTATAAAGTGGAGTGAAAAAACAGGACATCCTGCACAGGACTTTCTACGTTATGGAAACGATAACAGTGTAGCATTTGCAATAAGTACTGGACGAATATCACCGTGGCTAGTTTTTAACTGTGAATCAGGACAAGCATACTTGGCAGACATGAATGCAGATCAAACAAAAATAGTATGGCCATGGATTGATCCAGACTTTTGGACAAAGAAATTCAAAGACTATCCAGCAGATCAGGCATACTGTGAAGAAATACTAAAACAAGCCGGATGGTAAATGTTGTTGAAAATTAATATTACAGTTGATAAGGAAGGCATGGGACTTCAGCTAATCGATAAGATTTATGCTTGTCAACAATCATTGGATGTTGGATATAAATCAGATTGGCATATTTCGTTTGGTCCATATGACACTAACTGTGATTACAATATTTTATTCAGTAATATGCCCGGCAAAAATCATCTCGAATCAAAATTTGATTTGTCTTGTTTTGATTATATACTTTTTTGTAATGGCGCTGAACATCTCCAAGTGGCATCTCACGGCATTGAAGATCTATTAAAACTAGAAAATGCTTTTTTGATATGTAATAGTGTACTCGCAGATGATCATCCTTTGTATTCTAAAATTATAACCAATCTAGATGCTGTTTTAAGTTGTCAGCAGTATTGGACCCAACCTTTTTATCATCATTTTTTTGCCGCTAATAGCAAAAAAAGTCTAACACGATTACCAACAATATGGGCTATAAATGGACAGTCAAGAACATGGCGTTATAAGTTTTTTGAAGAACTAAAAAAGGCAAATTTAGATATTGCAATCAAAGACGCTATATCTACTGTGGTTAACACTCATATAGCCAATTGGGAATCACTCGAAGACACTGACTTTAGACAAAGTTTAGAAATTGAATACGACAACATACTAATAGAGAATCCAGTCGAGTCTACATATTATGTAGATTTACCATCTAACGGTATTGACGGAAAGTATGGAACTATACCTCCGGGGTATGAATTCTTAGATGAATACTTTACTAACAGTTGTGTAGTTTTTCCTGAATCATCTTGGCTTAACAACGAGTTGGTTATAACTGAGAAGGCACTTAAATGTTTTTATGCTGGCAGTTTGCCTTTCCCAATTGGCGGTGCAAATATAAACAAGTTGTACAATGATCTAGGATACAATACGGCTTGGAATCTATTACCCGACGAGCTCAAACTGTTTGACAGTGAACTTAATCATAGAAAACGATACACCATGATAGTAGCAGCAATCACCTGGTTATCTGCAAATACCAATGTCTTTAATAGTAATCTCTTTAAGAAATTGACAGCAGACAATAAAGATAATTTTTTAACTTGCACATCTTTACATAAGTGTGTTATAATTGCTAATAAGAAGTTTAGCAACATGTTTAACAAAGGAAAAGAAAATGGGATTAACTAGACCTAAAGTAGCACAAATGGAAAAGCCAAAGAAGAAAGATGATCCGCATTTTTGGGTCAGTCTTGTAAAAAGTGCAATTAGGATCGCGGCATGTTATATGCTTTTTATTGGCAGTATCGAAATGGCCGCAGTAACACTTGCTATAGCAGAATTTGCAGGAATAGGTGAAGAACTAGTATAATGAGTGCTGATGTAGACATTGACTTTGCTGATAGGCAAAGTGTAATTGATTTAATTAATTGTACTCCTGCAAGACAAAATGCAGAAGGACGCAAACATAATTCAGGTGTCTACGTCACTCCAATACCACGTGATGCACCAAATGATTGTGCTAGTATTGACTATGAATATGCTGAACAACGTGGCTATTTTAAACTAGACTTGCTCAATCAAAGTGTATACACACTGATTAGAGATCAACAACATTATGACGAAATGTTAGCACAAGAAACCAACTGGACTAAACTGCAAGACAAACAGTTTTGTGAACGTATAGTACACATTGGTAACTATCATGAACTAATAGTTGCAATGCAACCAGATAGTATACAACGTATGGCCGCATTTATTAGTATAATACGTCCAGGCAAAGCACACCTACAACGTAAAACGTGGGAGGATGTATTTGCAACTGTGTGGGATGGTGATGATAGTGCTGGTTTTGTGTTTAAGAAATCACATGCAGTAAGTTATGCACGTCTTGTTGCACTGCACATTAATCTACTCTACGAACAAGTGTAATACTACGTCGTTTTATTTTCTTACGTGAAAGTTCTTGTAAGCTCGTAGCAGGACCTAAGATAATATCTAAATCTTTGTTGATAAACGTTTTGAGATAAGGTCTGAACTGTTCCCAATCGTTTTTGAGAAATATATTAATAGGTATACTACGGTTTGATTCCCACCACCACTGGTTTGCAAGCTCTAAGAAGTCACGTTTTTGTCCTTCATGAACAATGCCGCCAAAGTCGTAAATGGTGGTTATTTGATCATCTCTATTTTGTATAACACCAACGTATTCATTACTTGCATAGGTGCAAAATGTAATAAACGGATATCGTTCTGCAATCTTTTCGAATAGCTCTACGCCCATAAATACCTTGTAATTGGAGTTAAATTTAATGTATTCTACACCCGTCTATTTATATCAGCAAAAGCAGCAGGTACTATTACCTGCTACTGACGGTTCTTACTTTCAAAGGAGATGGCAACCAGTGTATGCAAAAAAATTAAAGGTCAACAGAGGAGTTGACAACGTTATACTGTTTGATTT